TCTAATAAACTAAATGTTGCATCTGAAGTACCATCTCCTGAAGATCTATAAATTGTATAAACTGATTGACTCTCTACCATTGAAATAGAGTTTTGTGCAACTTCCCAATAATGAAGACCTCGATTGCTCCACTCTTGAAACATAATGTTCAGCGAGCGACGAGCTGCTTTTATCTGATTACCGGTATTATTAATAAGACCAATTCTTTCAAATGACTCTTCTATAATATCATCAATATAGAAAGTTTTTTCAAAAACTGTAGTTCCTGATGAAGCCATAATTGACTCCTACTTATCTATAAATAACGTAATTGCTAAACCGCTAGTATTACCTGCAATACCTATACCATCAACTATTGCAGTACCATTTCGTTCTGCATATAGAACTCCATCTTCTGGAATATTTAAAGTTTCTACTTGTCCCGCTCCAACTGAAATTGGAATATAAACTTGCGTGTTTGTAGAAGTACTAACCGTAGTAGAATTTGATAAACCATTAATTATAGCAACTCCTGAACTTCCAGTTGATTGTGCAATATATCCTCTTAATCTTGTTGGTCCAGCAAATAAAACTCCAGTACTAAGATTACTGGCTAACGCGACTGGTTTTACATCACCCTTCATATTTTTCTCCTTGTATATTAAGGAGCCCTTTCGAGCTCCTTAAAAATTAATTATTTACGCTGCAAAAGCGAAAGTTCCTGTAACACCTGTGCTTGCTAGGTTCATTGACATTTTAAAATTTATTGTCCATATGCCATCTTGAGCACATGAAAAATAAAGATACGAACCAATACTAAATAAATTAGTAACTGCGTTTGCTGGTGTAAAAGTAAGTAAAGTTTCACCTGCTGTTGAAGTATCAAAAGATACCGCAGAAGATGTTCTACTTTCAATTATTGATCCTGTTGCAAATGCATCTGTTCCAGCACAATCAAAAGAAAGTGTAAATGTTCCACCAGTTGTATCAACTGATTGAGCGTGAATTACAATTACTCCTGCTTCTGCTTTTGGTAATGTAACTGCTTGAGCTGCTGCACCAGTAAAATTATTTACAGTTATAACATTTTTTGTATATGTTAAAGTTCCTGCTGTTGCTACTGTTGTTGCTGTAAGACCTGTTAATCCAGGTACGATTGATCCAAGAAATCCAGCGCCGTTTTGTGAAAGGACTGGTCCTGAAAATGTTGTTTGTGCCATAGTTATGTTCTCCTAGTTATTCCAATCTAGTCTCTAGGCCGTCGACTATATGCGTCTAGATCAGAAGTTAATATATAGTGCTTAAGATATAACTGAATTTATGAAATAGAGCAAGGAATACCTGCATCGAAAATCTACTTTTCGGATATAGCTAGGTTTTTAGCCTGCTATAGAAAACTCAGGAGCGGCCATTTCTACTTTAATTTGTCTATGTGCTATTTCAGCTTCAGACAATTTAATTTGGTTAATGATTCTTCGAATTTCTTCGTCAATCTTAACCATATCAAGAGTATATACTCCCTCTTGAACGTAGTGTTGCTCCCAATCAAGTTCTAATGACCTTTTCTTCGTATAAAGGTTTTGAACTGACATCATCTACAACCTCCTCATAGGTTATCCAGCATTTATCTTTAGCAAAAGATCTCATGCTGTCTTTTAGTAATATACCTTTTTTTCCTATTTTGTCAAGGATAGCTAACTCTATACTTTCTGCACTATCTTCTGCTTCAATGTTAAAATCAGCCATGTGTCCATAGGCTCTAAGTTTTACTTGAAACAGTTTTGTCATAATTCATTCTTTCTATCAGATTTAAGGGGCCCCATAAAGAGGCCCCAAAAATAAAAAATGCTTATAGATTAAGCACCTGGAGAACCGAACATACCTCTAGGGTCAGACCAGCCGAAGCTGTATCTTTCTCTAGCTTTATATCTAACGTTACCAGTATCAAAATCACCTTCCATACCTGTTTTAATAGCTGCTCTTACGAACATCTTTAAACCATTAGGAACGTCAGTTTTGATAAAGAATGCATCAGTATCAGTTAAGAAATTATTAACCACATAACCTTGTGGAATCATTCCCATAGATTTGATTGCATTGATATCGTTATCAGCTGTAGCTGTTCTACCTTGAGATGCCATTAATCTCTCTGCTGTAAATTGTAAAGCAGAAGGAATAATTAATTTAATCCCTTTAGCTGCAATTTTAAGACCTCTCTCGTCTACGAAAGCTGCGATATCAATTAAAGACTGCTCTAAAGAAGTCTCATTTAAATCCGCTGAAGTAGAAAGTTCATTCTTAAACGTTCCAGCAATGATAGGGTGTGATGTAGATAAAAGTTCTACTCCGTCACCACCAACATAGCTAGAACTAAACGCATTGTTAAGTACGTTTGCTGCAGTTATTTGTTTAGTGTTTGCCATAGATCTTGCTAAAGCTTTTGTATATCTAGACGCTAGTCTATCGTACAAATTATCTTCAATCGCTTCTTCAGTGATTGAAAAAGCAAGTGCTACGGTGTTATGAGTGTATCTAGCAGTGAAAGTCTCTTGTGCTTGATCAAATGTAACAGCTGAACCTTCCGGTTTAATTGATGCATTTGCAAAGCCAGATAACATTACTTCCTCTTCGAAAGCTCTGTCTGACGTTTCAGTGTCGAATATTTCAACATGCTGATTCTCATATCTTTTGTATTCAAGTCCGAACAGTGCGTTCAAACCTGGTTCTAGTTCTTTAACTAGTTGTCCTCTTGAGATAGCCATATTTTATATACCTGCCGTTTGTTTGTAGAAATGTTCGTTAATATTAACGATCCATACTACGTGAGAAGATGTTATTTCATCGTCTCCTATTTGATTTGTTGCTCCCATAACTCTTAACTGAGCAGTTGATGCTGTAAAAGTAGAATCATCTAAAGTTGATTTAGATACATAGTTAGCTGTTGAGCCCGCTGTGTATGCTATATCAGCATTATTACCTACATCAGTTTGATCAGATGTTGCAGTGTTATTAGAACGTATTTCAAAACGCTCATAAGGGTCGTCACTAACAAATGCAACTATATCAGTTGCTGCGTTGCTAGGAACATAATTTAAGAACGTTGGTTTTTTAGTTGTTGTATCAGTATAAAATGATCCGTTAAGTGAACCTAATAGTACGTCACCTGCCGCCGCAACTGTTACAGTTCCAGTGTTTGCCATTCTCACAGCATCATTGAAATATATAATAGTTGGACTTGCTGCCACACTATATTCACTTAAACCTTGAGAATCACGATCCTGTCCAACCTTGCCGACTGGTCTAAGACCAAAACCGACATTTGTATTGTTAGCCATATTTTATTCCTTGTTTAAGTTTATTTACTTTGTTGATATTACAAAAAAATTATTTTTTGTTTGTACCACCAAAAGTTACACGAGTCTGCCTATCACTATTGATCGGCATACTTGGATGTTGATCCTTTAAAAGGTCGTTATTAATTGCTTCTTCTCGATCCTGCGTTTGTTTATTAAAATACGCTTCGCGAGATTTTGCAACCTCTTCCGGTATCCTAGCCAACACTAGGCCACCAACTCCGATCACTCCCGAATATTTTCCGTCTTTTATTTCAGGGTAAACTGTATCTGGATATTCGTCAGCTCTCACTAACTCCCATCCTGATCTAATCTTACCTGACATGTTTTTGGTATCGTCGAAGCCTAAAACTTCAGTACGAATCCATCTATGTCTGAAACCAGCCGGCGCGGGCGGTGCATCTAAAGATGATGGTGGAGTCCAAGTTGTAGGTCTCTTTTCAGCAGTCCTAGTTTGGCTCGCACGTGGGGTCTTAATGTTTTCGTTTGTCATATGCCTATACCTCCTTCGTGATATTTAATTGTTTCGCATACTCTTCTAATGGCACTCCTAATTTTTTAGCGATAGCAACTTGAGAAGGCGTGAGTCTCACAGTTTTGCGACCAGGTTTTACACTTCGCTTCGCTGAAGCTACTTGTTGTGTCGGTCTAGTCGTTTCCGTTGTTGCAATCTTATCAAATTTATGGGGAAATTCAAGTCTTATTCTTTTATCAATTTCCACATAATATTCGTCACTTGCTGGGTCGTATCCTTCACCATCTACGAGCTTCTTATGTATGTCAAAAGCCGTATAAGTCATAGCAGAATCGGATCCAAACCATCTATTTTTAGCTCCCCAAGATTCAGCTTTAGAATCTGGTATTTCTGGTCTTGAAAGAGTTCTATTTAAATTGATGTCTGTTTTAGGAGCTTCTTTTTGTGTATTTTCATACATCGCTCTATTATCCATCAATCTAGCTTCTTCATAACCAAGTTTAGCTATTTCTTTTTGTATCTCTACTTCAGCACTTATATCTTGAGCATTTCTTGCTTCAAAAAGTCTAGCTTTTGCAGATTGTAAACCTGAAGCAATTCTCGCTTCTCGATCCTTAACACTTACTCCTTCAAGTACAGAATATTTTTTAAGAGTTGCTTCTTTTTCAACTTTTAATACTTCTGCATATTGTAGAGCGGCATCTTTTTGACGTTCTGCTTCTCGCATTTTTTTTGTAAGTTTAGCAATACGTCTTTGTACACCTTCGCTGTAATCTTCTAATTCGTCTTTCTGAGTTTTGTTCTCGTCGCTCGCATCTTGTGGCGAGTCGCTAGTGGCTTGTGTCTCGGCTGCAACTTTTGCATCACTAGGCTTTTCAACTTTCTTAGTTGTTTCCTGGTCAACAATTTCAATTACTTCTGGTTCAGGTTTAGATGTATCTTCTAACTCAACATCAACCTCTGGTCCAGATGTATCTATGTCAACTGTCTTTGCATTTTTATCTTCTAGCATAGTTTTCTCCTATGGTTTATATAT